GCAGGGTTGCATGATGCTGAACAGAAACGAGTTAAAACTCCAGGAGCTGAGGTTGTTATAGACCCTTCAGGGAAGAAGTATGAGAATTTTGAGGCCGATTTATTGCAGGTAATAAATTTCTTAGCAGAAAAAAATGTAGATCCTGGGTGCTACTGGGACATAAAAGAGAAGGTAGAGGTTTTTTTTTCGAATAAACATCAGAAGAATGACGAATCATATTTCAATTGGATAAATAAGGTGCGAATTTTTGTAATTCCACATTCGTTGTTTACAATGATGGAGAGGATAGTGAGTAAGGGTCGAATGTTTTTTGAACGAAGAGGACCAATACGGATAGGGGGAAAGTGGTCTAAAGGTGGGGCAGATGTGTTGGCAATGATGCTGGGAATTAATTCTTTGAATGAATTTAAGAAAATTATTGTAGAAGGGGATGTGAAGAATTTTGATCAATCTACCATAGCATTTTTAGTTGAATTGTATTTTAGCAAGACTCTTTATTACGATGTTCCATTTACGACGAACAAAAAATTGAGGAAAGCAATTGTGAAGTGGATAGTTAAGAATATTATTGTTAGGATTACTCACATGCTGGGAGAGTTATGGGCAATGCAGAAAGGAGGGGTGCCGAGTGGTTGTTTTAATACCTCTCATATGGATAGTTGGATAATGGCGTTGTATTTTTTTTTGTTTGCATATTATCAAATAGATAAAGCGCCAGATGAGTTTTGTGATGAGTTGGAAGATGCACTTGTGAGGCTGATTTTTCTGGTAGTGTATGGGGATGATCACGCGTGGAATAAGTCGGATGTCGAGTTGGTGGCTTTCTATTTTTCAGGAGTCGCTTTCCAGAAATTTATGAAAGAGTGTTTTGATGTCGACGTGCGGGAATTGAAAGATGGAATACCTTTTTTGTCTACAGTTTCGGGTTATGGAACAATTATTTCTTTAGGTTTAACTTTTTTAAAGTATCAATTTATTTTGAACCCACATGTGGGTCCTCGACAGCCTAGGTATTTGCCTTTTAGAGAAACGTGGGAATATGTAATTCGAGCACTAATTGGGACAAAGGGAGAATTGCGGGGACCAATGGATGTACTGCTCTCTTCAATAGGACATGCCTATGGTACCTATGCTTCA